TGAACAAGCAGGAACACAAAACAAAGTTGTAGTTCCCGATGGCACAGTCAGAATTGTAGTAAAACAAGATGCTTATGACTACCTTAATGAAGCTCGCAGGGTAGAATTTGATGGCACAAAATTTATTATCGAGAGCGATGGTAAACCTAGAGGTTTTACTTCAAACCAGTTTTATACCTTCGTTCTAAGCCCCGTAGACTCCTAATGGCTCTTCCACTAGATGTTAAAAATGCTCTTTTGCGTCAAGTCCCAAAATTAAAAAGAAAGGACATAGAGGCTCAAGCTAAAGAGAAATTTAAAAAAATTAAGGCAGAAATGATAAAGGAGTTCTTGGATAATCCAATTACTCAGGAGATTATGGCTGGCCCTTCAGGGGTCAATATTAGTGGAACATTAAATGGGGTGAGTAATCTTTTTGCTTTTATTGGATTTAATGAAGGAGAAGACCCAATAGCTCCAATATTACTTATCCTTGAAAACGTAGATATGCAGTATAATAGAGAGTTAAGAAGAGGAAAACCTGGAGTAATGTTCAAGGTCAACCTCCCAACCGCAGAAGATATCTTTGCTGTAACCCCCCTTCCGTGGGCCACAGGGAGAAGTTGGGCAGAGGGAATTGAGAGAGGACTCTCTGGTTTGGGCTATTTATTGAGAAAAAACAAGGGTAGATCGGGTGCGGCAGTTCAAAGTCGTGTAAGAAAGGTGAGAGGCGGCAAGTTTAGAAACAGCCCATACATCTCTAGTTTGCTAAAAAAATATAGACAACGATTCAAGGATCTTAAATGATTGAACAATTCCAACATAAGTTAACTACTTCTTTTTTCCTCTGGTTTGACAACTTCTTACTAGAAAAGGGAGAGGCATATACAAATAGCACAGGCGAATTCTTCTACTACGATGATCCTCGTCTTGATGCTACTTATAAAGCCTATGGAAGTCCCTATAAACAATGGGTAACGGATTCCTCAATTACAGACGCTATTATTCCAACGGGAGTATTTATTAATGATAGTTTTTCAGGAAGAGATGACGGAGTTGTATTAGACTTCGATAATGGAAGAGTTTTGGTTTCGGGATCAGCAACAGACTCCTCTATTACTGGAGAATTTGCGGTTAAGGATTTTAGTGTTTATCTAACTAATGATACAGAAGATGACTTAATTGTAGAAAACAAATATACCATTAACTCAAGACTCCCATCTGGTCCATTAACCTACATTCAACCTTATGATGATGTAGTTCCCGCAGTTTTTCTGTCTATCGCAGACGTAGAAAACAAACCTTTCGCTTTTGGCGGAATGCAAGACACCTGTATTCAAGCAAAAGCCGTAATAATGGCAGAGGACACCTACCAATTGGATGGAGTAATGTCTATATTTATGGACTCCGTTAACGAAGTTATTACCTCTATTCCTATGAGTGGATATCCAATCACTGAGCTTGGGGATTTAAAAGGAAATAATTTTAATTACACAGGTGTAGAAGCAGATTATGAGGGAGAAACAAAGTTTTTTGTGGATAAAGTTAAGTGTTCAAAGTTGAGCGATAGAACGAAGAATGTTTTAGCGAATGAATTATATGTAGGATTTATTGATTTTGACATACAACAACACAGATATCGCTTCTCTTAATTTCATATTTTCGTATTAAAAATGTAAACAACAGAAAGAATCTTTTATCATGGCCAATAGAAACAGAGTAATTTACCAATCAGAGGGTCTATATGTTAGTAAAAACGCTGCTAACACAACAGCAGCAAATCACGAACAATTAGAGCGTGTCCAAAGTGCTAACTATAGCTACACAATTAACAGACAAGACGTTAACCAATACGGAGAGCTTGCAAGGCTTGACTCTATTGTATTAGATCCGCCTACTGTTAATGTTGATTTTAGCTATCTACTTACTGATAGTTACAACGAAAGAGCCTTGGGTTTCTTTGTTCAGCAGAGTGGAACCGCAGACGCTCTCGTAGGCGTTCCCAGCCAAACAGCAAATGCAGAAGGTAACTTTGCCTCTGGTCATATGGTGGCTCACTCTGGAGTTAATGTTTTTATCGTTACTTCTCCTGATGGAATTGATCTTAATAAAGATCCATCTGAAGCTTTAGACGCTTCCGACACCATTATTGGCATTGGTAACTGTTACATTTCCGATTACTCTGTAGACCTTTCTGTAGGAGCACTTCCTACAGCTTCGGTTACTATGGAGGGGGCAAACATGAACTCCAACACAAGTGGAACTAATTTTGCCAGCCCCGCAATTAATCAGGAAGATGGCAACGCACTTCCCGCCGCACATGGTATGATTGTTGCCCTTCCAAACCCATCGCAAACTCCAGGAGGAGCACCAGCGGCCAGCAGTAACGCAATTGTTAACGCATTGCGCCCAGGAGATATTACCTTAGATTTTTCTAATGTTTCAGGAGAAACAATAGCGCAGTTAAATGGAGCGGGTGCAAATCACGTTCAAAGTGTATCACTTTCCCTTCCTTTATCGAGAACTCCAATTCAAAGGCTTGGAAGTAAGTTCCCGTTTGCTCGGGCTGTTGATTTCCCTGTAAACGTTAGCCTTTCCGCCAGTGCTATCCTAAATGATACGGAGCATAACAACCTTGCAAACGTTCTGGAATCTGGTGCTCAAACCATATCAATTAACATGAAGGACTCTAATGGCAACACCGCTATTCGATACCACCTTAAGGAAGCTAAGCTTGACAGCGAATCTTTCTCTTCAAGCATCGGAGCTAACAAGTCAGTCGATTTAACCTTCTCCGCGCAAGTTGGTGGACCAGAGGACCAGACCGCTGGTCTCTTCATGAGCGGATACAATGGAAACAAGATCTTCCAAGCTTAAGATAAATGAGTGGTAAAAAAGACCTACTTGGCGACGAAGATATAAAAGACACTTCTCTTGCACCTGTAGAAGAGAAGAAGGTCGAGAAGCCCAATCCTTCCCCCTCTAATGAGGGGCGCGACCCTGACTGGCCAGAAGGCTACAACGGGAGAAGAAAAGATAGGGTTTTAAATGACGGCCACGACTGGAAAGACTTCTTCTCTGAAGAGGACGAGTAGTCCTTAGCGATATACTAATCCTATTCCGCTCGCATCTATTCCTCCCAGTTGTCTGGGCTGAGCTTGATATATGTTGTATTGTGCCGCCATTCGCGTCACCTTCTCCATACAATCGCTTGCCATGCCTTTATAGACCTTTGACACCTCATTGCGATTAATGAACGTCACAGAGCTTTCTCCGTCCCTTAAAGACAAAACGTTGTCTCCACTCACACTTGAGTCTACGATGCCTCTGAGGGCATTCCTCGCTTGCTTATTGTAGTAATTAGAAAGATATAGCTCTTTGAGGACGTTTTGTGCCTCTGTATCCATTACTCCATACATTCCACTGGCATTTGCGCCACTGAAATCTGTGTATAGGTAAGTATTAACTTGTCCTAGATTTTCATATAACCACCCGCTTACATTGGCTACGGTGGCAATTCCTGTATCACTGTCAAACTCAGTGACTACAATCCCTGAAGCAAGGTCTTCTAATACGTTCGGCATATAGTGTATTACACACTATTTAGCTATTTAACCAATCTAGAAGATCTTTATGTTGTGGGTTATTGGGATCTAACTGAATGGCTGGAACAGGTTGCGGAGCAGTAAAGATATTACCCCTGCTCTGATAACGATTAAATTCTTTAATAATATTATCAACGACAACGTTTTTGTCATAATAAGGATTTACCCCAACCTTTTTGGAGAAAGATTGAAGGTCAGCCTTGCTCATTTTGTCAAGCCTCTCCTTCAAAGTATCTAAATCATTAGTGCCAAAAGAATTAGTTTCTCCCGTTCCAAAAATAACTTCCACCTCTTTAAATAGCTCTTTATAGCGAGCAGTGCTGGTTTCTCCTTTAGCTCTGAGATCTTCTAACTCCTCCAGAATCCCACGTTTCGCGGGCTGCTCTTGCCCCGTAGTTACCTCTTTAAATGGGGCTTGCTTCTTTTTAGCTGCTTTCTTCTTAGCCATACATTATTATATACACCCAGTTAATAAATTACAAAAAAAAAGCCGCCCCCCGAAAGGGACGGCTTTTTCGTGATTAACTAGGTCTATTAAGGACCAACGATGGTTCCGCACAGCACTCTGTTGTCGAGAACTACGCGACCCTCTTCGATAGAACCGAAGTAGCCGATCTTGTTCTGACGGATGCTATACTGATCGTCAGCGATGAGACGCATCTCACTTCCGCTATCCGAATCCGTTGCAACAGCACGGATAAGTGAGTCGCGAGTGCGGTCAACGCCCACAACGATCTCATCAGTAGTGCCATCAAATGCAGCCTTACCACCACCAGCACTAACTCCAAACTTATCGTATTGAGTTGCACCAGCAGCAGTGCCAAAGATAGTGTTAAACTTCTGGTTCACTCCCATCTCGTTATATTCCAAGATGTTGAGGCCCATAAAGCTGGTTTCACCACCACCTCTATAAAGCTCTTCACGGAGGGACTCAGGAGCCGCAATAGGAAATGCGGTTTCCCCATCTCCAGCGGCTGCGTTTCCTTGACCACCCCGTGTGTTTACAGGATTGTAAGCCATGGCGCGAATCTTACCTACAATCTCAGGGGAGACAATAATGTCTGTAATTCCCTTAGTGCGAGTAGTAGGAGTTCCTGCGATCCATGAACTATTGATCCTTTTTGCAAGAGTGAACAAGTTGTTAATGTCAGCCATTAAAAACTGTGATGCCGTGTCGTTCCATTGAACCTGCTGATTGAGGTAGTTTGGTGAACTCTTAATAGTTGCGTTAGCAAGAGAAGTCATAAGCAGAGTAGCGGAAGTGCGCTCCTGCTTAAGAAGAATTTCTTGTGCAACGCGAGTAAAAGTTTTACCAACAACGTCCATGCGGCTTTTGGCAGCATAACGGCGATCAAAATCAACCGCAGAGTCAAGGCTGTAAGTAGCCAGCTTCAATTCAGAAGCGGTAGGCAGCACTTGGTTACTGGGAAGACCACCTGCATGACTCTGACTCCAAACCCTGACGTAATCTTCGTCAGCGATGTCGTAGTAGAGATCAAGAGGGATGCTTGGGTTGTCATCAGCATCAAATTGAAGTGATTGGAACAGATTGCTCACTGTAGGAGCGTTATTGAGAACTTCGGCCAAAACTGGACCGATGAACTCAGCAAGTGCAACCTGAGCCTCATATGCAACGTTACGGTTGCGAGAAGCCATAGCTTTTACAAGCTCGACTTGTTCTGGGGTTCTTTTTAAAGTAATTTTCATAATATAAAATCCTTTCTTAATTAGTTGCAGTCAAAAGATACAACGATATAATCACCAGAGAACTGGTCAGTAGTGATTCCGACATTAGAGCGAGTTCCAGTTCCAAGAACGGAGCCGAAGATAAAGCCACCAGTAACTTGAGCAGTAGCATTATTAGCTGTAGGCCGCTCGATACCAGTGATCTTTCCTGCATTCGACTGTGACATAAGAATGCCATTTCCTGGAGTATATGCAGCCGCTGTCCCATCAAAAGCATCAGAGCTTAGGGTCACAATCCCTTTAGTAAGAACAGGGACTGCTTGACCTGGAAGCAACGCTTGAAGCTCTTCGGCCTTTTGTGGGTTATAGAGAAGCTTTTCTCCGTTTTCGTCGTTCTTGGCTGTCTGGTAAAGAGTTAATCCCAATGGGATCTCTCCAGAAGTCGCGCCAGTAATTTTAAGGTTTACTTCTGGATACATCTTGTTGGTTCCAATAAAGGGATAGTCGGTGTTACCCAAATATGCCCTGTTCTGGTATTCAACAGGATCTGCATCAAAGTTACCTTCCGCCACCTTCACAAATACGCCAGCATCGCCAGCGCCTGTTCCAGTTGTGCTATCGAGAACGTCTACTTCCAAAACGGCGTAGAGGTTCACGACATCGTGATCAGAATATTGTCTGAATGGTAGAATTCGTAATGCCATAATTTTAGTTTGTTAAGAAATTTCAATGTTGTCGCGAGAAAATGCAGCCTGAAACTTCTCACGCAAGCTAGGCTCCTCTGAAGCAATCGCCTCATTAGAGTTTGCTACGGGAGCATCTGTAGTTTCAGCGGCATCCAAGGCTTCCTCCACATCTACCTCCTCAGTAGAAGCAGTGGAAACTCTTTTGGCGACCTCTTCATCAATACGGGCTTGGATTTGAGCATCAAACTCGGCTTGGACCTCTTTGTTCTTGTGTTTCCACAGAACTTCAAGTTTAGAAGCAAATGCCTCATAAGCCTCTTGATTCTCAAGACTCTTAAGCTCGGATGCAAGGAATTCACGATCTTGATCGTCAAGTTCAAACTTTTGATCAACGTCTTCCATGCGCTGATTGAAAGAAGCTACGGCTTCATCGGCTCGCTTCTCATTTTCAAAATGAGAAATGCGCTCATTAGCAGCACCAAGCTTTTCTTCAAGTTCAGCTACAGAAGATTTAAGATCTTCGTATTCCTTCGTTTTACCTTCTTTAGCTAATCGCTCTGCCTCAATATCTTTGCGATATTGCTCGTCGCGTTGGCGAATAGCATCTGCAAAAGTATCGGTCATTGAAGCGACTGCCTCTTTTGAGAATTTCTTCTCATTAAGAAGATCCTTTAGTTCGTTAAGAGTCTGTTCAAGTTCCATATCAATGATGTTCTTTTGGTTGTTTACATTTAAATTATTATTTTGTGAAATTTTATCCCGTTTATCATTTATAAAAACTTTGCTCTTTTCTGGGGTTTCTCCATACAGACCTTTAACTTCTGCTGCTGGGTTTAAAGTATAAGCTATGCCCAACGGGTATATATTACCTTGAATTAAGCGATAAATGCTCTCCCCATCTTCTGTTTTTCCAGATCCTCCATAGCTTCTAAGGTATCCTTGTAACTCCATTATTTGATCAGGATTACTGATAATTTTAGCTTCACTTAGAACATCACTACCCACAGCTAAAACAAAATCATTGAATCCCACCTCCCAGCTAGCAGATACTTTTTGAAATGCCGTATCATCAGGATCAAGAGACTTCTCCACCAATTGAGTAAAGCTAGGATTAACTGTTTTATACAAAACAGCACCCAAAGCGATATTAAAAGGTTTTTTAGTTAATTTGGCCTCATCGCTAGCTAAAAGCCTATTATTTCCAAACTCACTATAACCAGCAGAAACAATATGTCCTACAACCTTCTGCTTGTCGTGTTCAATGTTTGTGGGCTTATGAACAAAATTATTTGTATATTTTAGGGCTGTGGAAGTATCCATCCCATCCCCATTTTTATTAAACTTATTAACTACTGCCGCATTGAAAGCCACCCCCAAAAGATCCATGTTTCCATCATAATCAATATCTTTAGGGACAAGAGGAGCTAATGACTCTAAAGAAGCTTTAGAAATCAATGAGGACTCACTAATTTCGCAAGCCAATAAGGGACAATCAAAGGTTGTAGTGTATTTGTAATCCATTATTTTTTATCCATCCAGCTTTCAGGAAGGGCGCTTTCAGCCCCTATTTTTTTAGCTCTTTGAATTAGCTTTCTTTTAAATTCCTCAAAAGTCATAGAGCCTTCATATCTCCCCCAACTACTTACAGCATTTTTTACATCCCTAGCTGATAAAACGGGGAAAGACCTCCTTTTGGGATCAAGAAAATCGCTATCTTTTAGCTCGCTTCTTTTTTTTTACCAAACCTTTCCGCAGCAATGTCTGTAAGCATTTGAGCGTAGCTTTTCTTAGGGGTAACTTTCTTTTTCATATCTCCCCCACCATATCCACCATCAGCTTCTTTTTTGCCCTTTTTACGAAGCAACTCAAAGTCTTCCTTGCTAATCTTGCCATCCTTATTCTTATCTAAACCAGATTTTTGTTTGCTGGACATGTCTGCTTTGGCTGGCTTACCTTTATATTCACCTTTTTTAGCCACTTGAGCTTTCATTTTTTCTTCAGAGTCCTTGTCAAACTTCATATCTTTCTTTAAAGCTTTTTTCTCCGCGTCTTTTTTCTCTGAAGGAGCACCCTTATCTAGCTTTTTGATCTTACTCTTATCGTCTTTGATAGCGTCCTTCTCATGCTCGACTTTTTCCTTTTTGGTGTCTTGCTTGAGTTCTTTTTTGTCAATTTTGTCGTATTGTTTCTTATCTAGTTTCGCTTCAATTTCTTCAGCAGAAATAGATACTTCGATGTAGGAGTTACTCTCTTTCATGGCTATGATATAAAATGGCTGATGGATATGTTTCTAAAGTGTGTTCGGCAGAAATATCTAAAACTTCTTTCAAAGTGTCTAAATTTTCTATTTCGTTAAAATCCTTTACACACGATTCTAGAGTTTCTCCCCAATATTCTTTAGACTTGGAGCAGACGATAGATTCGCACAAATTACTTGCCATTTCCTCTTGGTCGCTAGTAAGCTCCTTTGTTTTTAGCTTTTTAGTTAATTTAGCCTTTGCTTCGTGAATTAATCCGTCTATATCATAGATAGTCTTTTGGATGCTTGCTCTGGAATATTTTGCGTTTGCAAGGGGAATATCTGTTGTTCCTTCTGGCCGTCCACTAGGTTTAGGCGGTCCTTTTGTCTTGCCGTTTGGACTAAAAACAGGAACCCCTCCAACTATTGGGTTGTAGTAACCCTGTTCCCTCTCTTCAAGAAACTCTTTCTGAGATTTATTAAGCTCATCAGGTTCAGGGAACCTGCCATTGTGGAACATCTCCATGCCTTGTTTGGGGGTAATGATACCCAACTCCATTAATCTAGTAGATGCCTTCATAAGCTGCACCTCATCCCTCATGTCAATATCTTTCATTCTCGCCTCAGGCCATGAACGGAAACCTAAATCTTTAGCTATTCTCTTGATCTCTCTGTTTAAAAATTCATTTAAAAAGCCATAGCGGGACTCTTGTAACCTATCAATAAAGATTTGAGCTTTTACCTGAGTAGAGTTAAACTTCTCTTCCCCTACCACGATATTCTGGAGACCTTGCTTTATGTCCTCATTTAAAATTTGGTATTTTTCTGGACCTAAGACTAGGTTTAGTTCGGGAATAATAAACTCGGCTTTCGTGGTATAATCGGAAACTAAGACCCTACCAACGCTTTCGTTTTTAAATAAGTTCTGCATCGCAGCAAGGTTGTTAGGATTAACTCCCCCCTTATCTGGATCAGCCCCCATTGTAATAAGCAAGATTACATTTTCAACGGTTCTAGTGATAGCTTGATCCATTTTCTTAAGCTCCATCTTCGCATTGATGTCCTCAAGAACTGGAAAACCAAATGGAACCGCAAATGGCTCATAATCCTGTTTCTTATAAAAAGAAAAAGAAAGCTTTTGGGGGTCAAGGTTTAACTCTATACCCCTTCTTGTATAAGATCCATCTCTGATAGACTCTTGCGCCTCTGGCTCTAATGCTTCAAAAATTCCAAAATCCTCGTCTGTTTGTGGGTTCGCCAGTCTAGCAATTTCATATTCAGATAAAACTTTTTTGTAAACTCCCCCATTTGTAAAACCTGTAGCTCTAGTTGCTATGATGTCATAAGGATTAAGCAAAACATAACGTAAAGGAATTTTATTGGTAGATGGGTTTATTGATCCAACCTGATTTATTAATTTTGCGTAATCTCCCGCTTTAAATTTACCGTCTACCCGATACAAGAAAATGTTTCCACTTCTGTAGTATTCCCTGAAATACTGATCCTTTAAGTTAATAATATTAACTCTTTTAAACCATTCATAAAAAAACTCCCTGCTTTTCTTGGTTCCTCCCTCTAGGTAAATGTCGGTATTGGTAAATTCCGACATGATGTCTACCGCATTTCTAAAAACCGCAACATTTGCATAAGCTTTTTGACACAGTTCAATAGCATCGCGACAAGTAACACCATCAGCCGCATATTCGTATGGTAACATTCCAACACGAATACTAGCAAACCTATCTATGGGATTACGGAACGCTACCCTGTTTGTTCTTGATCCTTTAAAACTCTGATTCGTAAGCCCCTGCCTTCTTGCTTTCGAAACCTCTTCATACGAAGCATCTGCGGTATAAAATGGCTCCCCCATAAATTCTGGAGAGACATCTTGCTCCTGTGGACGAGAGGGATGATCTTTGGGGTTAAACTGGTTCCAATACTCTGAACGTTTTGTGTATTTTCTCTTGGCCATAGATTTAATTCATATTACACCCCAAAGTTAACTTTCAACTTTTAAAAGTTAAGAAATGAACATTGGAGTAAAGGTGGCTTGGGTGCTGTTTATGTTTTCCGAGTTCATATCGTAGAAAACATTCATAGCCCAATTACCTAAAACTAATGCAGAATAAGAGTCTTTTCTAGCTTTATCTGCACCACTTTGCTTTCTTAAGTTAGGGGGTAAATCAAAACTTTGTGTCCCTTGCAAAGAAGTTGTAATTTGTATCAAAGCACATTGAACCTTAATTAAGTCCATCATGTCCTTTTGGTGTTCTACGAAGTCGATCATTCTTGCCCCATCTGTGCCTCTCTCGTTGGGATCATTTCTAATAAATTTTAATTCTTTTATAGGCACTCTAGACTTCCTTTGATTGTTGTAATCATCGTTCATCGCGGCTCCTGCAAAGAATATCCTCTTATGGTCAAATGCGGCTTGGAGAGACTCATTGGCAATCCTTATCCATGCAGATGTTGGTTTTCTCAAAAAGACTATGTTTTTGCTACTCAAGTTGTATTGGTTTTTAACTCTCCTTAAGTTTTTCTCGTAATCCTGCACTTTATCTAGGTCAGCCTCAATAACTCCTAATTTTAAATTCTTTCTTTTAAATATATCACTCTCATTACAAGAATTAAGAAATTGAACTCCTCCATTGTAGTCTCCCACTACCGCAACAATATTAAAGTGCGTTAATAGGTAAGCAGTATATTTTATATGGGTTTTAAGGTTGGCTCCAGATAGAGCGTAGCTATGAACAACTGTTCCTTTTCGGGTATCGCGATTTAACTTAATAACTAGCATCGCAAAATCGTCAGAGCTTTCGCTTTCCGACCAAGAAGGGTCAAAAGCTAAAATGTATTCGTCTTTTGGGTTGCCTACTACCTCTACACATTGACCCTCTCCATCTGCCAGAGTGCATTCCGCCATTTTGCTTACTTTAAAATATCCTGAACTGTCATCTGTAAATATAGCTCCAAATTCCCTCTCAAACTGAGAATCGCTCATTGTCGCTTTAGATTGGCTTATTAAGTTTTGATCATAAAGCTGCTCTGGAGCGCAATCATAACTAAAGTGCATAATAGTTCTATGTGCTCCATCTTGTTTGTTTTCATTGAGAATCAAGCTCTCATATTGCTGATATATCTTATAAAGGTATTCGAATTTGTAAGAGGCAGAAGACAAACCAATGATTTTGTTGTTTGGCCAGCGCCTTCTATCCTCCTCCTTCATCTTACCTTTGGCGATCATTTGAGTTTCTAAATCATATACTTCTTGTCGCTCTGTAGGGTTCTCTACCACAGAAAGGAAGGGAATAATAACTTCGTTATAGATTTTCTCAGGCATCAGCAATAACTCATCAATAATCATTCTTTGGAAACGAAATCCCCTGAGTTTCTCACCATCTCCTAGTGGCAGGGCGCGAATACTACTTTGCCCAATCTCCATCACCCACTCATCATTCATCTTTGAGACTCTAGTAATGCACTGTGAAAAAAATGTAGCCTTGGGGCTTTTAGAAATATCTTCTATCTTTTTGAAGATCATCTTTGACTGCCTGAAAGACTTAGAGAGAATACCTATCTGAACACCCTGATTCAGAATAGCGTCTAAGAGCGCGAAAATGCCCGTAGAGAAGCTTTTAGACATTCCCCGACTCCATATGCCCAAAAAGTAGTCAGACTCCATCATGGCCTTAATAGCCATATGCTGAAATGGAAATAACTTGACTCCAGTGAACAATTCACATGCAAAGGAAGGATTTTCCCTAAGAAACTTATAAAGCAAAAGTTTTGCTTCAGTTTCCTCTAAATACCCCTCTTTGTCTAGAAGTAGCTGATTTATATCTTTGAACTCTCTGTGGAGTTTCTGTATTCCTGTTTCCCAAGCCATCTTTTTTAAGTTGTTTATCCCAAAAATACTGAACATCCACTGTCCAAAGTTTTTTCCCTAAAACAAGAATTTTGGGTATTATCTCTTCGCTTTTAGCCCTAGACCCACTAAACACAAATTGACAACAATCTGAATAGTCAGCTTGTATCTCTCGCATCCTATGGTAAACATAATCTAAGTTAAATTTTTTGTATCCCGCTTTATTGTTTGCCCACATTTTATTAAATGCTGTCTCAGTGACTACAAACAACATACATCCCATTGATCTACACCTTTCTAACTCTTTTACAAATCTTGAATAACCATTTGTAATTGTAGCACAGAAATCCTGGTAAGATTTCCTATCCACGAATGTATAGTCATATAAATCTCCTCCAACAGCGTAATCTCCCACATCCAACTTCAAAGATTCAGAATTCTTGAAATACAGGGGTTTCTGTTCTCTTGTATCTATCAGTATAGGTGTATCTGAATAATCGTTTTTAAATTGATTTGGTAGTTGCCCCGAAAGCATGGGCAACATACCAAATTGTTTACAAGCTTCGCTATAACTACCAAAAACCTCTTTACAGAGATCTACATCGGGTAATCCTGCTGTTTGTAGATAAATGGAAGGTGGCCCCCCCTGTAGCCTCTTGGCTTCCTTTTTTTCTTTAAAAGCTTTTATAATATATTCTTTAACCTCTGACCGTGGTGCTGTTTTGCACCATTTTTTCATATTTCTTTTATTAATAAAGTCAGCAGCGAAATACTGATCGTATTTTTTAAACTCGATCAGTTCTCCAGTTAGTTTGTCTTTCCTTGCATAATTATCCACATAGTAATCTCCAAGGAGTTTACCGTGTTTCTTTATGTGTGCGTGGAGACTTCTTAATGAATCAAAAGACTCGCCACACTCTTTGCAATCATAAGACATCTTGCTGACCAATTCCTAAAACTCTTGCTTTCCATTCAGCCATTCCTTCTAATCTTTCGGCTTCTTTCTTTACTGCCTCTTTTTGCATCTCTGCTATCCGTGCCATTGTCTTTCTTTCTTCTTCTTCTTGAAAAAGTTGAACAATAGATAAAAACGAAGCATTTTCCTTCTGCATCTTCTTCATCCTCTCACCCCGATCACCTTGAAGCTTCTTAGTTAAGTTCTCGATGCGAGTTTCGCATTGATGATACTCAGAACTCTTAGCTTTGATAATTTCTGCCAAGCGAATAGACATTTCCTGCTGCTCATCAGCCTCATCAAACATATTATTTAATTTATTAAGGTGAGCACTAATAACCTCCAAATTAATTACCTCCTTGCACACATTTAAATACAAATTAATTTCATCCGCAGTCAAGTCAGGCTTATCCCACGTTAAACGTATAAACTCATGCTCAAAGAGGACTCGATCCTCTTCGTTGAGATAATTGTTAATAATTTTTAGAAATCTAGAGTTCGACAGGTTAACCATAAGTTTTTCAACACAAACTTGTTTTTGCCTGTTAAGCTTTGGTTCATCTAAGCCTAAACCTGTAGCATCATTGATTTTTTTGATGATTCTAGAGGGAGCCTTAGGTGAAATGTATGAACTCAACGCCCCGCTGTCTTGTGATGGCAATATATCTGGATTAACAGAACGAATTTCAACCAGCACCGCTCTTTGCTCGGCACTAAGAGGGGAAACCCTGCGATCTGGAAAAATAATTCTAGCTATCTCTAGCGAGGACAGTCCCGTGTCGGCTTGTTGTAAAATAAATTCAGTTTGTTCCTGCGTGAACTCAATAGTCTCTGCTGGTGGACGACTTGTCGTTCTAAATTCTATAGCATTTTCTACTAAAAACTTTCTAACAGCCCTACCCTCTTTAGATCTTCCGTCTAAAGAATCGTCTTTAAAGCATTGCTTGGTTAAATCAATGAGGTTTGGAATTCTTGAGGCGTTTTCCCTTAAAAATTCTTTCTGTTCGTTACTCAGGTCCATTTCCTATGATATCGTTGTCTTTTAGGATTTCTAAGGCTGTCTCTAGAAACTTTTTCTTTAGGTTCTTAACTTGACGGTAGCCAAGCTTTCTTTTTTGTGGGGATATTTTGTATCCCATAAATTTCGCTACGTCCTCTTCAGTCTTATCTTCAAAATATAGCATCCGATAGGCAACATAGTGAGTTTCACTTAACTTTATCTCCATATAGAGATCCAATCTCTTTAGAGAGCCATTGAAGTCAAAGTCTGTGTATTCCCTCCCCCTAACCTCTTTAACAAAGTCTTCTGTAGATAAAGGGATTTTTAATTCCAACCCCATTTTCTTGGTCTTTTCCCATTTTGAACAAATTGGGCAGGTCGATGGATCATGATCAGCAAACTGATACTTTGGACAGGGGTTAACATAATTCCCGTAGTGATTCCTTATGAGGTTACGCATCTGGTTTGAGATGATGCGCCCTATCCATGGCTCAAGGGGTCTTTCTTGATCCCACATGTGCCATTTCTTAGCAATATGTAATTTTATAATCTGCTCTACATCTTCAAAGTCAAACCACCTAACTGCTCTTAACCTCCATTTATACTGCTGTTTTTTAATTGCAGCATCTATGATGTCAGAAAAATCTTCATAAGTATATTCACCTTTGTTTTTTCTTTTCATCAATAAATTCATTAACAGACAGAGTTTTACTCTTCTCTTTCGGAGAAGGTTCTGACTCGCCTATTAGTGAACCTAAAGTAGTTGTTGTGTGTTCTATATCGTATTCAACTTGGAAGTTTGAAACATGAGGAACTGACTGTGCGTCAGTTTCATCAGAAGAAACAACTACAGATTTTTCTAGAGCAGGTAATTCTGCCGCAGTGTTGGTAGAAACAGATGCGTTTAACTGTTGACCGCACTTACCGCAAAAATTTGGTTTGGCGTGAGCGTATTCAATTTTGGTTCCGCAACTATGACAAAATAAGTGAGCCATCTTATATATTTATATGGTTTTAAATCGTTTTTTCAAAAATAAACAAGGTCTAGTCCTATATATGGTAAAAAAGCTGTTCGCCGCTAGCGCGTTGACATATGCTCTTGTTTTACATATACTATTACACTTTCTTATGAGTTTCTAATTTTGAAATAATAAATTTTAAGATTTTACTACGGACAATATCAGAACGGGTAAATTTAAAGGAATGAATTCCATTTTCTTCTGACTTCTCATCAGAGAACAGATCGAACATTTCTGCAAATCCTGTTTTCCCATTAATATCGCTTTGCATAAAGTCTCCACAAATAATCAGCTTGCTATCTTCCCCTAAGCGGGTCACTAGGGTGGTAAGCTCCTTGAAAGTAAAGTTTTGTGCTTCATCAGCCACAATTAATTTATTGCTCCAGTTCGCTCCTCTTAAAAAGTTTATAGGAACGGCAGAGATACGACCTTTCTGTTTCAAGAAGGCGGTGTCACCCTCGAAAACAATTTCCTCTAATTTGTCATATAGAGGCATCAAAAAGGGATTAAACTTCTCTGCCATATCTCCAGGCAAGCTACCTAATCCTTTATCCGCACTTTCTGCAATACTCCTTACATATAATAATTCTTTTTCAGTGTCTTCGGCCATTAGCCTTAGGCATCCATACAGAGACATGTATGTTTTACTTGATCCTGCTGGACCAGAAACGAAGAATATTTTAACTTCGGGGTCCAGAAGGGTTGACAAGAATCGCCGCTGACGAGCAGTGAACTTGAAGTCCCTCTGCTTGAATTTGATGGAGTGATGGAAGTGCGGCTCCAACTGTATATTAGACAATTTTTTAAGCGCCATACTACATAGTATGTTACACTTAAATCAAAGTTTAATCTGTTTTATTGTTGCACTTGTTTCAACAACGCCTCCTTCTTGTGCCGAGTAAGTTTGCGTTAGAACTGTAGAACCCTGATTAAAATTGATCATGCTGCCAACATTATCAAAAGGAGTAGTGCTACCGACCCCCACAAGGTGAACAGTAAGGTCATTGTTTAATTTGTTTCCACTATAATCAATAAGTTTATTAAGCCCTGTAGAAGTAATTGTTAACTCTTGCTCCACTCCATCTAGCAACATCTTAGAGGCGTTAATCGAACCAAGTTCAAAAGTCGGAGTTCTGTCGTATTTTCTGCTAAAAGACATTTTAGCATTTGTGGCGTTTAGGACTCCTGCATTATCAGTAATATTAGCAGTATGACCGTATGCTACATCATCTCTATCCAAGGGAATTGTAGATCCCCCGTAAGGATTTGTATCTCCTGTAATTTGCCCACCCGTGGCAGGTTCTAAAGAAACAAAATCAGCTTGAAGGGTTACAGGAGCAAATGGCTCAATATTGACACCAACATTACTCGCATAACACTTTTTATAATCTCCACTTCCTACTCTTATGCATACAAAGTTATCTTGGTTAGCATCTAGTAAAAATCGAAAAGCATCCACTTGACCCGACTCCAGAATACAAGAAACAGATATACTTGCGCTCAGTGGACCCGAAAATTTAAATTGATCAGTAATAGCAACATTTTTGCCGAGATTTCTTTTGGGAGCGGTAGCGGTGTTGTAATTTACGTTTACATTGGTCGCGGTAACGTAATCTTGAGATTCATTAACTGATGAAGCCCCAACCGCACTAATGTAAACAGGAAATTCGCTATAAGGTAGACTCATTTGTTATTGTTACACCTGTTTCACTGGTTACCTACTACCATAAGGCCAAAATTAGCTGTAGCGTAAGAAATCCAGACTATCCCCCAGCCATAATCTTTTTTCATGAAATATGCGGCCCCCACTACTGCATACATGATGCCCGCAATCAAAGGCACATACTTTGTTATATCATCAAGAGTCATGAGTTTTAAATCTTTCGGGATAGAGACCCTCAAGTTTCTGGTAATGTAACTTTACTTCATTTAAATCAAGATCACGACTATCCCTGCCCATATTCTCTTTAGCGCAGAGAGGTCTTAAATTACTCCAGTGATTAGGTCCAATCTGCTCATCACCTTCGGCTCCTTTAATATAAAAAGGATTAATATGTTTATACTCCTCCCACAAACAAAGAGGAATAAGGTGATCTATATGCCATGCGCCTTCATGATCTAGATTTGAACCAGCACCATAATTCTTTTCATTCATCCAATCTTCTGACAAATCTTCAAGAAGCTCTACAAGTTGTTTACTAGTAACTTGCGTCCTTTTGTTCCATAACGATGGGCTTTTTCCCCCAAAAGCAGTTCGTATGTAATGTTTTAATCTATTTCGTATTCTTCTGGCATAGATGTATCTAGGATTTTTTTCTAACTCTCTTCTTCTTTTTTTTGCTTCGGGGCTTTTAGCCCTAGCAAGGCAATACTCCTTATTTTCTACATAATATTTCTTAGCTCTTGCCCTTTCGCAATCTAAACACTCCCATGAATTACCCTGCTTATTGTCTCTGAAATCATCCCAGTTTTTAACTAATCCACACCTTACACAACATCTTTTCTTTTCAATTAAATGGTTTCCAAATCTAGGTTCTCCATTCTCTGCAAATCTAACCCAACCTTCTTTATGTAATTCATTTAACCTCTCTTCGCTTAACTCATGTTTCTTATTTCCCATATAAGATATCTGCCTAACTCCATTAATCATGTCTTGCGGGAGTTTAAGTAAAGCTTCAAAATCTTTCCTTAAGATAAATATAGTTTTTTGTAAATGGAGCTTCATTCCATCAGGAACACCCATTTCAAACAAAAAATTCCCATTTCTAATTTTTATCCAATCTTTCCCCTTTTTTGCCCTATCTTTCCCTTTTAAAGTGGTGTTTACAATGCCTTTCTCGGCAAGAATGTCCACCACTTGGTGCATATTTAAAATTTCATCTCTTTTTAATTTGCAGGTATTCCAAAATTCTTGCTCAAAGTCTTTTGCATATAGCTCTATAGAAACGTGATAAATGAGGCCGTTCCGATGCATCAAGCTTTCGGGCTTATAACAGTCTTCGCAAATGTCTCTATTTATCTTAAAATTTTGCTCAAACCAAACACCTTCTTGGATCTTCTGTTTGATCAAGAAGCTTTTTCTTTTTTTGTTTTCCCCACATATTATACAACTCATCCGTTTATTTTTGGGGCATTGGATATTTTTTCAATTTTGTTTATGAGAATTTTTTTGCTTATCTGAGGAATGAGAAATAGGAGGGGGTGTGCTGTAGCATTTACGTTTAACGGTTCACAAGAACGTCATTGACAGATTGATAAATACCTCCCCCCGCCGCATTAACGCGAAAAACCGCTAAAAATTTTTGAGAAATAGGGGGGCTTGTCAAGTGTTTTTTTTACAGAAAAAAAATGTTTTTTTTGTTTTTTTTACTTGCTTTTTCTGTGAAAGTATGTTATAGTTACTACATGAAAATTACAGAAGATCAAATCAACAAGTTCGTAGAAGATAATGACATGATGCCGCTTGGCGGCGATATGTTCGAAGATGCTGGCGGTCATGTCTGGCATGAAGCCAACATCATGGACGAGATCGAAAGATCTCAGCCTCTTAATAACCTTTTCGGTGATGTCGCGGGTGCGCTTAATAAGCTCACCATAATAAAGTGAAATAAAATCTTGCATTAAATCAAAATCTAGACTATAGTTACATCATGACTGACAGCGAAAAGATCACCAAACTAATCGAAGCAAATTCAAGACTACGCGGAGAAATCTGCGGGGTATCGGGGCAAGTCTCTGGTATGTCAATGTGGTGCAACGATGCCGAGGCATCCGTATGGCTCAAGAAGGTTGAGGGCAGACTAGACGAAGCTCTCAAGCAAGACGACAAGGCGGTTTCTAAAATCATCTTCGGATAAAATAAATCAAAATAATCCTTGCGTTTAACTCAATAACTGGTATACTACTAACATGATAAAGCAATTCAAGAATGACAATGGCGAGATCGTTGACTGCGAAGAGATCGCTACCTGTTACCCATCTCATGCATGGTGGGAACTTAACAAGAAGCAACGCCAAGAAGCTGCCGACAAGAACAACAACGGCGAACTCGGCAAGAAGGGACGTTTCTACAACTCAACTAATGGAGTTGAGAAGTGGGTAGACACCGAGGCAAGGGTATGGTGGTCTGAGGACTGCCGATAATAATCTAACAAAACAAAAAAACAAACTACTACCATCATCATGAAATCATTCCTTAAATCATACATTGCACACACACAACTTTCTTTACTGCTTTGCAGTATACTAAACCTTTCGCTTGTAGTCATAGCTATCTGGCTAGGACAAGGCGAGGCACTAGCTAACAGCATACGAGGCTGGCACGGTGGCGATGTTCTAACTGTTATGTTTGGGCTTCCGTTAGTGTGGGGCTTCATTAGTGCAGTGTTAGACACAGGCATCAATATCTTTCATCAGAAATTCTAACAAAACAACAACCATGGACAAGCGAGCACAATCCAAACACCGCAAGCAACTGAAGCGCAACCGCAAGAATAAAATCATTCGGATGCAGAAGGTTGCCGAGAAGCGCAGAGAAAAACTTCAAAAAACAACTTGACAGGTAGTAGAGTTAAGAGTAAGTAAAAACCCTCGTAACTCGTTGGTCATCAACGAGTTACGCAGGGCGGGCGATCCCGCGCTCCGTAAGTCGTTAACAGTCAACGAGTTACACAGCTTAACACGCAGAAAAAAAATACAATAAAAACACAAAAAGAACTTGACTTTTATCTCAGCCTGTGGTATAGTTAGCCATGCTTACTTCATATGACCTTTGTGTTTCCGCTGTCCGTTTCATCCGCTTCGACGTTTCTAAGGCTCATCGCTACGCGATGCTTGTCGATGCCTTCGATGGCGTTGCTGATGTCGATAATCACACCATTCAAAAGGTGTTGTTGTTGGCATACGATGCCCGCGATGCGGGTGACGACATCCGCGACTTTCGCGGCACTTGCGAGTTCATCCACAGGATGGCTTGCTAAGTGAAAAAAAACGAAAATAAATCTTGCTTTTATCTCAAATTCGACTATACTACTACTATGACAAATCAGGAAGCTTACAACCACGGTTACAACGGCACTCTCACCCTCGACGAGCTTATGGCTCAGTTTGAGGCTCCCGCCTGTCACGCATACGATGAGCCGCCGCAGTTCTCTGCGTGGCGGTCAGGGGCGCAGGATGCCGCATATGATGCGGAGTCTGATGCCACCGAGTGCGACATGGAGCCTGATGACTTCATGACTGACGGCGAGGCTGATGCCGATGCCCTCGCCTCCGCTGGCTATGGCACGGATGAGGATTATGGCTTCTATGGCGACGAGTGTTTCGCGTAAGAAGCGCCGTAACTACCTAAGCCTCAACAAGTTACGGAGCGCGGGCCAGCCCGCCCCGCGTAAGTCGTTGACACTCAACAGGTTACGCAAGTTCTTACAAAAAACCTTGTCAAGTAAAAAGTGAAAAAAAATCACAATAAAAAAAGAAAAAAAAAGATAAAAAGCCCTTGACTTTTGTTTGATTGTGTGGTATAGTTACCACATGAAAATGATTAACTTTCCTACTCTTATCGCTGATGCCCTTCGTAACGCTCCACGCTACGCGCATGAGGATGCCCCTCTGTTGGTCGCTCAACTTGTGCGCGACTTCCCTATCATTCGCCCCGATGTAGTCGAAGAGGTTGTGAGCATGGCTTGCGACATGATCGGCAACTCTAACTTTCGGGCTAACCTTGAGCTTGAGCGCAACCCCGATGTGATGAGCATCATGCACATCTGCATGATAAAGCACAACGGTAGCGTTGAGTGCTAAAAAAAGAAAAATAAATCATCTTTTCTCTTTACTTTACCCTAAATCTATCGTATACTACCAGCATGACAGTTAAGAAAGACCGCCCCTACTACGTTATCCTTACAGGTGAGATCGCCAAGCCCGTTGTGTTTGGTGGTAGCCACAACCTGCGTTTTAGCGAGCGCATAATGAAAAACCCGCTCGCCTTCCCCAAGGGAGCATGGAAGACCATGATCACTTTCCCTAACGAGGAAGCCGCTTATGCATCAGAGTATAAGCAGGGTCTTGAGATCGCAAACGGTCGCTTTGAATGGCGACCTCTCAGCAGGGGATAAAAAAAGAAAAAAAAGCATCTTTTCTCTTGCAATAATTCAAATCATAGAGTATAGTTACATCATGACAGAACAAGAACAAATCGACCAACTCAAAGACCAAATCTTTAAACTCCAAATGGTAATGAAAGGAGTTTCAGGCATCGCCTCCGCAGGTGCTTCATGGCAGGAAACCTCTGGCTTTAACAAGCAGACCTTCAAAAGAATCGAGAGCCAACTTGATGAAGCAGTCGAGGAAATCAACATGACCCCGACCCCATAAAACCAAAAATAAATCTTGCGTTTATCTCAATCTCTACTATACTAAAATCATGACAGTTAAAAAACCAGCATTCATCTACTCCGTAATCGTTGAAGTTCTCAAGGCGGCTCGCACTGGTGAGCAGTCGGCTCATATAGAACTAGAAACAGTTGACAGCTACACAGCCGCCGTCATTCTCGATATGTGTAACTCCGCAACCGCTGACGCTAGCGATATCCACGACTTCCGTGGAGTCTGCGAGAACATACTGAAAACAGTCTTGCGCTTGCGTAGGGACACCCGCCCAGACATTCACCCGCTCTGCCGTGCCAATCTCATGAAAGAGGACTTGATGATCTCCACCGACGACCTGACCGTGGCGTAAAAAAAAAGAAAAAAACCGCTTGACAGCGTAACTCCTTGACGCTTAAGGACTTACGCAGCGCGGGCCTCCCCGCGCCGCGTAACTCGTTGATACTCAACGACTTACGATACTTACTACTCTATTTACCTATTTATATTCTGACCTGCGACCTGCAAAAAAAAACAAAAAAAGCCTTGCGTTTCCTCCAGCCTGTGGTATAGTTACACCATGACAATCGAAGAGCTAGCAAAGCAAGACCCCCGCGAAATGTTCACCCACGACCCCCGTGAGCTTCAGGAGTTGCTCGCGGAGGTTCACGATGAGTTGGGGGATCGCCACCCCAGTTTCTCCACCGACAACGACCAACCTACTACCGACTAAAATCATGAGCCAGAACAACATCTATAAGATGACAGAAATCGAGCACCAGCAGAACCCGCCTTCGTGCGGGGGCAACTGGGAGTATGGGTCTGTGACCCGTGTGTGTATGTCGCGCTCGCCCAAGGTGGCGTTTGCGATGAGTGGCGACATCACCGTGCGCTATGAGGGCGTGGACGGTGTGCCTATCATGCGCGAGCGGGTGTTCACCAAGGGCGGAAAAGAGATCTGGCGCAAATACGACTAGGCCGCGTAATAACCCGCGTAACTCACTAAGCGTCAACGAGTTACGCAGCGCGGGCCAGCCCCTCCTCCGTAAGTCGTTGATACTCAACGACTTATACTAGTTTACCTTTCTATTTGTCTATTTATATCCTGACCTACAGTCTAGAAAAAAAAAGAATAAAAAATGCTTGCAAGTTTCTAAATCTGTGGTATACTACCCTTATGATAAATCGAAAAGACCAAATCCACGCCACACTTTACAACGCCGCCATTGACGGTGCTTTCTCTCTCTCTGTCGAAGATGGAGAGATTGTTGCTACTGACCTCTTGTGGGCTAACGCCGCCGACAAACCACCTAAGTTTGTTATCCGCTTTGTAGGTAGTGACATCTCTGATGTAGATGTCGAGATTGATAACGGAGTTAGAATGGGAGCATAGTTATGAAAACAGACAATAAGCAAAAAGAAGAAGTTACTTTGGAGCGCAGGATCTGTGATCGCTGTAGAGATGTTGATGGATTAACCTTCGGTTACATCGGTAACTTTGAACGCTGGGGCGATGACCGAAAGCTTTTCATCTGGATTGATGAAGACGACATGAGAGAGAGGAATGGTAATCACGCTAATCTCTGGGAGTGTGTTGCTCGCGATCTTGATGTGAAATCTGCCTGTCTTGCTTTTGCGGCAATCAAAGGTTTTCAAATGGGTAAAACTTATGCTGATATCAAAATCAACAAGAAGTTCTAATGATTGAAATAATAATAGCACCAATCTTTTCTTTTCTTTTCCCTATAATAATAGCTATAATAATCTTATGCATGAACCGATAACAGAACTACAAAGAGAACTAGGCGACCTTGAGAGAAACATCAGGTTTCTTCAACCAGATAAAATGAGGTGGACTCATAACCGCAAAGCACTAATTGATCAATTAGACTGGATAAAAGAACTAGCTCGCAGAATAAGGGACTCTAAGTAACTGATACTTAACGACTTACAGGAGCGCCCCCGCCCCGCGCCCGTAACTCGTTGAGCGTCAACAACTTACGAAGAATCGTAAAAAAACATAAAAAAGCTCTTGCGATTTCTCCAGCCTGTGGTATAGTTCCACTATGACAATCGACGAGCTAGCAAAGCAAGATCCCCGCGAGATTTTCGACCACGACCCTCGCGAAATTCAAGAACTCCTCGCGGAAGTCCACGCGGATCTGGGCGACCGCGATCCACGTTTCTCCACCGACGAAGATCAACTCCCTACTGACTAAAAATTATGGAATGGAAACCTACACCTACGCCAAAAGCTCCCGCTATCGAGGGCTTTCTCACTGCCATTAACGGCATTCACCGCTGCGATGCTATCGAGCGGAAGACTTGCGCCACTTGTGGCGCGAGTGTCACCCTCGACTCGTTCAAGGACGAGTTGAGCCTGAAGGAGTTCCACATTTCGGCCATGTGCCAGACTTGTCAGGACTCGGTTTTCGGGTAACCCGCATAACTTGCTAAGTCTTAAGGACTTACGCAAGCGCGGCGGGGGCGCAGCCGTAACTCGTTGAGAATCAACGAGTTATGAAGGAAGTGAAAAAAAATGAATTTTAATGCAGAAAGTGCTTGCTTATTTGTCGAAATGCTGTATAATGTGGCTCGTAACAAGTTAACCAACCTACACACCAACCATGCCACTGAACTTCCTTAGAAAGAAAAAAAAGACAATAAATTCACTTGCAATCCCTGTGAATTCGATTATAGTTAAGCCTATGCAAATACAACGCCCAACACAAGACAGAGAGCTTCGGCTCTTCCCTCAAAACCCCGTCCATCTCGCATCTAACCTTACAGGTAAAACTGTTCGGTATGAGAACTTTCACAACAAGTCCTCCGTTGCTGATCCCAAGGTTCGCACCTTCAAGATCAAATCCATCGAGGATGTTTGCAAGTCCGAGGCAAGCGGTAGCAGATATGTAACCGCAAAAGTCCAAGACGTTGATGACGGAGGGACTGAGAAATACAGAAATCTTATCCTTGACGGGATTGAGGTGATCGTGTAGGTTACCCCACAACAGGGGAGCGAGGGGAGGAAAGCCCCAACGGAGTGCTACCACCCTCGTTCCCCAACTTTTTCCTTTACAAATAATAAACAACATACTAAATTAGCATCATGTCTAAATCATCTGAATCACTTCGCATTGAAGTCAAAACACAGGAACAAGCTGCATTGCTTAACTATGCACTTGGAATCACCCATCAACACCTTTCAAGCCGTCTTGAGGAGGTCGAAGATGACAAGCTCGACACCTTCATGGATAACATTAAGTGGACACGCAAACACGCAAAGTCTCTTAATGACAAGTTTTCTCTTAGTGAGTTACAGAATTCCTAGCTTTCTAGAAAAGGTCGCGCATTGGCGGGGGCAGAACCGCAAAGCGATACAGGATAACCTGAAGCCCTTCGACCTCCAACAAACAAAATTGTTGGTTAAAAAGCCAATCACTGCAATAGGGTGCAGCCTAAAATCCCCTAATAACAACAACCCCGTGAATTGTCTGTGACTAGCGGGGGGCTAAACACACAGACGCTCCCAGTGGTGGGCAATACCGCTAGGTGGTAACAGTGACCAGACCCTTAATTGACTGGCACTCGTCAACAAGCCGACTCTCTCCCGCCACGCTTTACTAGTCAGCCTCTGACGGGAGGGAGATACCACTTTCTTTGCTGATGCGTAGTAGCCCCGCTCCCCTTTTTGTTTGCTTATTGTTTTAAGGGGGGCGGGGTTTCGCTTTGGGGAGTGTAGCTCAATGGTCAGAGCACACGACTCATAATCGTTAGGTTGCGGGTTCGAATCCCGCCGCTCCCACCACAACTCATTGATACTGAAGGACTTAGGGCTGCGCCCCCGCCGCGCAGCCGTAACTCGTTGAGAATCAACGAGTTATGAAGGAAAATCATGCACACTTTCCTAGCCCTGTCAAGCAGAAAAAAAAATAAAAGAAAAAGCAAAAAAAGGGTTGCACAAAATGAAATCTGTGGTATAGTTCTTGCATGTTGATACTCGCTAAAAACAAAGTCGAGTCCGAGCAGTTGGCCGAGGTGCCGACTCCTTCCGCTACGGACACTCACACTCCAATTCCTCACGCGCTTCTCGCTGATCGCACTCGCAACGTCATTGCGACCGCTGGTCTTGAGATCACTCAAGAGGAACACGCGCTTGCGCGTAATGGCCTTCGCTACTTCGGAGGGTTCGCCCTGAAGGGACAAGGCATCGAGGGCGATGATCGCCAGTTGGTGCTTGGTCTTCGCAACGCACACGATAAGTCCTTCGCGGCTTCCGTCTGCATCGGCAACCAAATGATGGTTTGCGAAAACCTTTGCTTCTCTTCGGATGTGAAGCTCGCTCGCCGTCACACGGTGAATATCCTTCGCGACCTTAACACGGTTCTTTCTTCCGCTGTTAGTCGCGTTGTGTCTCACTGGCACGACATGGGCAAGCGCATCGCCTCCTACAAGGAGACGGAGCTTTCCAAGGAACGTGCTTCCGATCTGGTCGTTGACCTTGCGGAGATGGGTGCGTTTCCCGCTCGCTCCGTTTACAAGGCGGTGCAAGAGTTCCGCAACCCTCGCCATGAGGAGTTCAAGGGCGGTTCGCTCTGGACGCTTTACAACGGGGTGACCGAACACCTCAAGGGTGGCGACCTTTCCAAGTTGCCACAGCGCACGATGACCACTCAGTCTATCTTCGACAAGATCGCGGGACACGCTCCTGAGATCGTCGAAGTTGAAGCCGAGGCGGTCGCGCTTCCCGCTTAACCCATAACTGGCCCTGCCGTTAACCTACCAAGCCCGTCCCCGAAAGGGGGCGGGTTTTTTTCTTGACATGGGTTTTAGTAAGAAGTGTTGTAAGTCGTTGATACTCAAGGACTTACGGGCGCGGGGCGGGGGCGCAGCTATAAGTCCTTAAGCGTCAAGGAGTTACGCATAATCGTCATTTTTTAATCATTTAAATGTTGACTGGCTCGGTATTTGTGATATATTTGGCGCATGGCTAACTCCTACAGCATCCAAAGAACTGATACAAATAGAATCCCCGCCCCGTTTGACTTTACGTTTGAGTGGGATAATGGAACAGAAAGAACATTTATAGTTGTTTCATTGCATGGCGCAAAGGCACTAGCCGAAACATTTAGAAACTTCGGTTACGAAGAGGAAGAAGGTAGTGTTAGGTTTGCTTCAGATGCGCGAACTTTGGAAAGGCTTTCACCGATTGCGAAGTTGGCGAAGGGGAATAAAAATTAATTTTAATTGACAACACCCGCTTTTGTGGTATACTACGCACATGTCAAAGCTCCTTAACTCTGGAAACTATAAAACCCGCAAGGGCGAAAAATACGGTTGGAAGACCTATGGCTTGCACCTTGCACCATTTAACTTATCAGGAAAAAATGTTTGCTCTTCTGCTACTGTTGGTTGCTCTACTGCTTGTCTCAATACTGCTGGCCGTGGAATCATGCATTCCGTTCAAGATGCCCGAATTAAAAAGACGAGAAGGTTTTTCGAAGATCGGGATGGATTCCTATCGCAGTTATACAAAGAAATCCAAAGCTCGGTTAAAAGCGCAACGCGAAAGGAATTAAAGAGTTGTTTCCGCTTGAATCTCACAAGCGATCTCCCGTGGGAGGGGTTGGTTGTAAAATACTTTCCAAGGCTACAGTTTTACGACTATACCAAACACCTAAAAAGATTCGTTAGGTTTCTGGAGAGTAAGTTCCCGTCCAACTATCACCTCACATACTCCCGCAGTGAAGAGACTCCTGATACGCTAGTAAAGAGTTTGTGTGCAAGTGGTGGCAATGTCGCCGTGGTTTTTCGCAATCACCTTCCCGAAAAATGGCTTGGACTTGAAGTGATCGACGGGGATGATTCCGACTTGCGCTTTGAGGATGGCAAGGGTAAGATTGTTGGGTTACTTGAAAAAGGACTCGCTAAAAAAGACAAGACAGGATTTGTTGTTGAACCAGAATAAACCAATGAAAGAAGAACTCCAAGAAATACTAGACGACCACAGGTCACAGATAATTGATATGCTCAAGGAAGATGCACAAGAGGCTCTCGTTGTAGATGTCGAAGCGAACCTCGACCGCATGGTAACCGAAATAAACGAATTGTTAGGCTCTAGTTACGACTAGAGCCGTAACTCACTCAGGGTCAAGGACTTAGGGCTGCGGCCCCGCCGCGCAGCCGTAACTCGTTGAGGTTCAACGAGTTATGCATGAATAAAAAATGCATTTTTAATAATAAAAAAGGTTGCATAAGTCTGAGCGTGTGTTATACTACCCCTATGGAAAAAATAACAGCAAACGATGTTTTACACTGGCATGGCTCAGACCATGACATTAAAGAATTAGCTCAAGTGATCGCACACATAGTGAATGGTGATTACGATATAGAGCTAGCCAAGCAGGAAATTGAAATGTTAAAAGATTAAGTAAAATGGGACTAGATCAATACGCAAAAAAAGTAAAGAGAGAATTCAATCATGAGACTCTCACCGAGACAATCACAAAAACTGAAATCGCTTACTGGCGCAAACACAATGCGCTAGAAGGTTTGATGGCAGGGCTTTACCGAGAGAAGACAGGAGATGAAGGGGAGTTTAATTGTAAAACTCTTACTCTTGATTCTAACGACCTAGACAATCTTGAAAAGGTTGTAAAGGGTGGGGATCTTCCTGAGACAGTAGGTTTCTTTTTTGGTGATTGCACCAAGGACAACGAGGAATACAAAGAAATAGACCTTGAGTTTATAGCCAAGGCTAGGAAATGTCTTGCTAATGGGTTTGATGTAGAATATACTTCTTGGTGGTAAGATGGAAGAACGACCCTACAAAGTATACCTGAGAGAGATCCACTGGCAGGAAGCTGTCGTGGATGCCGTGAGCCGAGCCGATGCCATTCAGAAAGTATTGGATGGTGACGGTCAATACGGGAACGGCACTAGATACGAAGAAACCTGCGAGGACGGGCATAGAGTTGAAGAGATATGAATATAATCAGACACATAAGCCCCGATAATAGATTTTTATATAATATAAAATACAATGATGACTACACTCTTGATACTATCGGCATACATCTTCTTTTACCCGAAGGCGTATGGAGTCCTGCGGTTTCTCCAGAAATGTTCCCGTCATCACAATTGGAATCTATCAAAGAAATGTGTTGCGAGCTAATCCGTCGAGTTATATCCTCTGAGTAGGATATAAAAAAATGCAGGAAATTTGGATAATATTTTTAGTTTTAGTAACCTTAACAATTTTTTCATTAGGATGGCTATAAAAGGAAGACCAGCAGGAACAGGAGGCATCTATAAAAAAAGAGAAACCCACAATAAGCAAGTTTCACATAGCGACCGACAAACGCAATACATAACCCACCTTTCTAAAAGCGTTGGTGAGGCTTGCGACAGGTGGCTAGATAAGAAGGGACTGAAGGGTAAAAGCTGGAAAAAGCAGAACGACGAAATGTTTAAGAAGAAAGTTTCATAGTGAGGAGTATGACTCTGGTTAGGAATAGAGTGTAAAGAGAACTTACAACGGGGTGTATAGGGTTTCTGACGATTGCCCTTTGGTCGCCCTCATTGAACACCTAGCCAGAGTCCCACTAAAATGAAAAAGAAGAAAACAAAACTGCCGACTAACTCCCTAGAGGGACGGAATATGGTGCGTCACCAGATGCCACCACCGACCACTAGTCACACGGATAAAAAGAAGCAGTTAAATAAGAAAGGTTGTCGTAAGTCGTTGGGCCTCAACGACTTATAGCTTCGCGGCGGCTTTCGAGTCGTAAGTCCCTAAGTATCAATGAGTTACAGATGATGATTTAAGGATAAAAAAAACCGCACTTTCGTGCGGTTAGGTTATTTGATTATTAAGGCTTTAACCTACAACCTAAGCTTGGATTTTATATGGACTGCTATCAGTGTTATTAACTTGAGTTGCTACAACCTTGAGCTTACCGAATGTATGTGCCTTCTTACCTCTGATCCACCTAGTAGACCAATCTTTAATCTTCGGCTTGCGGTGGTATGTGCTATATACTTCACCTGTATCTTTATGCACTACTTTATATTTGCCTTCTATTGTATTAACATTGCCACCTCTATCCTTGGGCTTGTAGCACCGCTCAGGTCGTGCGCCCACCTTGACGCACATCCGCTTCCACACAGCATCGTGTCCATGCCCCCGCCCCGTAAGGGCGTGGGCAATCTCATGGAGAACAACGTCTTTACTTTCTTCGATTGTATTAATCAGAGCAAGCTTCTTTGTAACACCAATTTCTCTTTTATGGTATCTGCACTGACCATATCTACGGACAGCTTTATTGTCCCAAACAAACTTCCAATTTTCTTCTATTAGCCCCCACTTCTCCATTTGCTCCATAGCAAACTGATGTATTTCTATTAGTTTATTCATAGTGCGCCTAGTATACTACAGATTATAGTTGTTGCTATTAAAAATAAAATCCACCACTGAAAGAACGTCATTTACTGTTCGATTAAATGCTCAACGTGGTTCATGAAATATCTCTCCATATCTGCTAGTGCTTGCAGGTGCTTCTGCCTCTCCTCTAGTGCAAGACTGTAGGAGGAAAGGGTATAAGGCATGGCATCAATGTCCTGCACATAATAATCTCTGCTGTGAAATTGGCAAGATTGAATTGCCTCTTTCACCTCATTGATTTTGCCAAGGATTCTGGTGTTGCCCTCTAATAGCATCTTTTTACCTGTGCCATTAAGGTGAACTGTGGGGAGTGGGTAGTTTACTTCTTCAGTCATGCGAGTAATATACCACCACCTTCGGTGGTGTCAACAATTAAAATGAATTAAAATGCCAGCAAATCAAATAAAATATAAAATGAAATTACAAAAAACAACAAATATAAAAATGCTTCTATCCTGCTCATGCTTATTAAGGTTTTTCGCCGTAAACTGGGCTTTTTTTTATGTCGATTAAATGTTGAATTATCGACACGATTTATTTATATGTATACTATATACACATATATTATTAAGCAAAATATCCGACAACCTACATTATTAAGCCAAATCAAAATAAACCTGCATTATTAGGGCAAAAATTAGACAACCTAGAATCAACTAAAATCAACCAAAATCAACTAAAATTAAGTTTTATTTAGTGCAATTGCCTAGAGTCATGGGGAATTCCCTCGGGGAGAGAAGGTTCTTATTTGTATTTTTACAGAGAGGGGTATAGGCACACACCATTTCTTTTATTACTGTAATTACTATGAAACCCTTTATTTTATAGTATTCTCTTTTGTATTTACCCCTATGTATTTCTTATAGCCCTCTATTGTATTCTATTCTTTTTAATTCTATTTTAATATTATTTAATAGTTTATATTAATTTAAATGTATTCTATTATAAATTATATATTAATCGTCTAGTAAAGGAGGTAGTGGAGGAGCTTCTTTAGCTATATCTAAAGGCATATTATCTGGGTATTTTACCTTCCCTTTAAACGGCTTCTTTACTTCTTTTTGTAGCCCCTCTAACTCACTATAAACAGACCTTCTATTATTCTGCTTCTTCCTGCAATCTGATTCTTTCATTACATTCTTTCCTTGCAAACTCTCCAAAATATTTTATCTCTCCTTCACTGCGAGCTTGTATAGCGTCTTCTTTATTAATAAAGCTTCCTAAATGCTTACTTTCCCCGTTGACCTTAATCCTTGCTAGCCATCTTTTCTCTCTTTTATTCCAATGAACTCCTTTAAAGCCACTGGTATTGTTTTTATTTAAACTTGCATTTATGATGTTCTGCGAGGGAGTAGCTAATCTAAGGTTTTTAATTCTATTATCTAATCTATTACGATTTATATGGTCTACTTGCTTTTGTAAGGGGTCTACACCATGATATATGTAATAAGCAAGTCTACTGCATAGATAGAACTTTTTCTTGTATCTTGTTTGCAGATAACCCACACCGTTATCTCGTCCCACTGTTTTACCTTCAAGGTTACGAAACGGTGTTTTCTTCCAAATAAGTATCCCTGTATTTGGATTATAATCTATATTTTCTCTTAGTTCTTCTAGTGGTGGTAATGGTTTATATCTCATATTAAATTATTTGGTAGCGGGAGTGGGACTTGAACCCACACTTTAGCGATTTTAAGTCGCTTGCCTCTGCCATTGGGCTATCCCGCCAGTCTGCTACCATCGGGCGGCAGAAAAAAACATTAGAATTAATATTATTAACACCAACCAAATTGCAAATCCGATAAACCAAAGCATTATTTAATTAACCTCTTTGCTAAGTGAGTAGATGATATATTATATTGCTTTGAATCAGCATAGCTCTTCGCCACAGAATAGAATGTATAGGTGTCTTGGGGGTCAGCAGGACGACCGTAGCTATTCTCCTCCTCCAGAATCTCAAGCATCTTGGCTAACTGATACTTGGTCAGTGTCACAGTAACAGGAATTTCTTCTTTTTTTTGTGGCTTGCCACTTGCAGGATCATCATTAATACCAACGACAATACTTTCTATTTCTACCTCATGAGTTTTTAATGCTTGCCCTAAAGCAAAGCTCATACCTGCTGTTAATCCAATTAAGATATATTTTTTCATTAGTCTACTAGTAGTTCAAATAACTCAACATCAGAGAGTTTATCTGGATTCTCAGATGCTTCAATAAGTAATTGCTCTTTTGATGCCAACTCATTTCTAAAATCATTTATTGTAGCTGAATCGGCAACTAATTCTTTTGTTTTTACATCATATACATACAGGTCATCATGAAACCTAGAATACTCTAAAATATAATCTATTGCTTCCTCAACGGTATTTGTCTGCTCAAGCATTTCATCATCATGACTATTCTGTATTCTGATCTCATACTTGAATGTCACCATAGCCAAATCTACATCTGGTGTTTCCACAGGTATCGGAATTGCCTCCCGTGACGGATTTAGCTCTTCATGTAACCTTATAGGTATGGTTTCTATTGGTGTTCTTACTGGTTCTGTTGTAATACTCTCTGAGTTCTTATCAATAAAGTGAACAACAACCATCATCAAACAGTAAATTATTAAACCGAAGGCTATGCCTACTCCCAAGGCTTGGACGAAATCTTTTTTATTCATTTTAATTACTTTTTAATTGGTCAATTTCCTCTTGTCGAGAATCTGGTTGATTGAAATGTAATGTGTTGCACTTAACACAATACTTCTTTTTTGCTTTTTCGTGAATGTAATCTTCCTCACACTCACAGTCCCAGTAGTTTTC